GTCGGAGAATGAGCTTAAAGCGATCGCAAAAGCTTAAATAAGTTAGAAGATATAGATATTTACAATAAATGGAGGTATATCATGGCTAAGAAAGAAGATAAGAAAGCTGACAAGAAAGATGACAAGAAAAAGAAATAACTTTTCTTGAATTAAAACGAGACAGGATCAAATAAAAATTTTTATTTGATCCTGTCTTTGTTTGTAATCAAAGTATATTTACGTCTATGAATAAAATACTTTACGAGTTCATAAAAAATTCACTTGATCTTTTGACAGAAGAGATATTTGGAAAACAGGCATTTTTGTATCACGGTTCCAGCTTGAGTCCATCAGAATTTCAAGATATCATAAAATACGACACATTCAAGCCAGGCTCAGGATCAGGTTCAATGTATGGTAAAGGGCTGTATACGGTCTATGATCTTGATTACACAGCAACTGAAACTGGACAGTATGGAACATATATCTATAAGCTTAAAGTAAATCTTCATGGGTGCATTTCTTTTGACCCAGACATAACAGTAAAAATTTACGGAAAAAAAAACTCAGCATCATGGAACAGGTAGATCATCTTAAGATTCCAGTATCTAAAAACGATAGAGAGAAAATTTCTGAAATAGATAGAAAAATAAAACCTGATGATTATTCATCTAAATATGCTCTTGAATTCTCAAAATTTATGAAAGGCCGTGTGAAAGGTCTTATATATACAGGTCTACACGACGGCGAATGCTGTGTTATTTATGACCCTTCTATTGTAGTAATTGTTGCATTTAAAGATACATTTGACAAAAAATGGACAAGGTTCGATGACAATTCAATAAAGCAATCGATGTCAAAATCAAAATCAGGAGATTTTGAAACAAAAAAATATGAAATTGGTAAAGATCTTGAATCGATTGCAAGATCTGAAAAAACCAACCCTTTATATCTTACGAAATTATCTAAAATAGATGATGATTTTATAAGATCTCTGGTAGCAAGAAATCTTTCTACACCAATTGACACGTTAATAGAATTATCAAAAGATCTAAAAACAGCAAAATATATCGCAGCAAACATAAACACACCTGAAGAAATTTTGATAGATTTGCTTAAAGGTAGCCATCATATTATTGCAAAAATTATTGCAGAAAGAGTTCCTCCTATAAAAAATGAAGAAATCATCAGAAAACTTCATGAAGAGTTTTCTGGAGATAAAGATATTTTATTGAGTATTCTGAGAAACCCGAATACACCGTCTGACATCATTGCAAATCATGCCGGCGGCGATGGGTGGTGGCATCAAGTGCCCGCACTATCAAACCCAAATTGTCCGGTTGAGATTCTCAAAAAGGTTTATGATAAGATTATGAGTGATTTTGATGATTATGAAAGTGTTTATTATAAATTGAGATCAATAGTTAGTAATAAAAATTGTCCCACAGAAATTATTAGAAAAATTGCTGAAGATCTCGATCCTATCAATACTCATGAGTATAATTTGCTTTGTGCTATTGCAAAATCAGAAGCATCAGCACCTGATATTTTAAATTTTTTGATTACAAATTTTCATCAAGATGATCAAATTGCTATTTCTGTCGCATTAAACAAAAATGCAACAGACCAAGTTTTCAGAAACATTTTACGTGTTTGTAGATATGGTGAGTCTGTATTTTTTAAAATGATTACTAACCCAAATATGAATAAACAATTTCTGCAAAAGTTGTTGCATCATCCAGACGCAACTAAAAAGGAAGAGACTCAAATAGGCTATGAAATTGAAAAAAGAGATCAAAATTAACATTAATGGATATACATCGCTATGCCAACACACAAAACTTTTCTGCGTCATTTTATCAGATCTGTGCTCTTAGAATCTAGACTTCTTCTAGAGATCGACTACAAAGAAGTTGAAGCCAGGATGTCTTCTGACAAATTCATCAGATCATGTAAATTTCACAAACAAAAACCTGAGTATGTGAAATTACTTCTTCTTTCATATGTTCCAGAAGACATTTCTGACCAAGACAAGGCCAATTATCTCAACTGGAGTATTAAACAATACATGGTCAACGGGACAGTTCTTGGTCCGTCTCGCTCTTCTATCGAAACTTTTTATATGATTAAGGACAACAACTTAGACAATTTTCTGAAGCAGAACGATATCAATAAAATTGAGTCAGTTGAGGAATTCCGATGGATGATGAAAGATGCGACTGAAAAATATCTTGAATATCAGGAAGATCAAGCAGTGATGAAAGTCAAGCCCGGAGACACCAAAAAAATTTATGAAGATGAGAACTGGCAAGTCTTCATTCCAAAATCAAAAGCAGCAGCAATCAAGCTAGGAACAGGGACAACTTGGTGCACTGCATCAAGAGGAAATAAAAACAAGTATGAAGAATTTCATAGCGATGATACACCACTGATCATCTTCATCAGCAAACAAGACCCAACAGAAAAGTATCAGTTTCATTATGGCACAGCGCAAAGAAGTAAAGGTCAGTTTATGGACAAGTATGATAGATCGATTAAGCAAAATCTTATTTTTAATGAACTAACAAATATTTTAACAAGTAGTTGTTCAGACTATCTACCTAGCAGCGTCATAGACAAAGCAAAAAAAATACAAAATAGAGAATTATGAGAACGGATCATATTCTATACATGAACCTGAACAAATTGCGTCTTACGACAAAGAACACTGTCTACACAGCGTCAACGATTTACCTTCTATGATTCTTCCAAATGGAGAGAAACGGTGGCACAAACACGGAAAAATACATAGAGATGGTGACTTACCTGCTTGGATTTTTCCAAATGGCATAATGCAGTGGTTCAAAAATGGGTTAATACACAGAGACAATGATTTACCCGCAAATGTATTTCCAGATGGTACTAAAATGTGGTTTAAAAATGGCAAACAATATTTCCCCAAATAAAATAAGTTGATCATATCAGGAGATATTTATATACATGCAAAACTTAATCAAACAATTCATTTTAGAATCTCTAGAAGAACAAGAAGAAAAATCTTCTAAGAAAAATAATCTTCTTTTAGAACCTGATGATTCAGTCAATGATGAGGGTTGCGAAAAAAATGAACAATCTGTTTCCGGTGCAGTTTCAGGGGTGACAACTCCTTTGGGAACCAATTCGGGATATTCAGGAAAATCATTGGCACATAAGAAATCTTCTAACAAAAAACAACCTAATACAAAAAAATAATTTACATAAAACATTTGAACATTTGAAAGTTTGGTAGTATAATAATTAAGATCTTGGAAATATCAAGATCGAAATAACATTTAACAAAAAGGAAATTTAAATCATGGCGTTTAACCCCGATGCAATCAAAAAGAAATTAGCAGAACTATCAGGCAAGAATAGCAAAAAAAATGTAATGTGGAGACCAGAAGCAGGAAAATCTTATACAGTAAGATTTTTAGGCTTTCCAAATAACGATGGATCACCTTTTAAAGAATTGTGGTTCTATTATGGAATTGGTGACTCAGCAGGTTTGCTTACATTACATCAATTCGGAAAACCCGATCCAATTCAAGAATTAATCAACAAATTGCGTTCTGATGAATCAAAAGATTCATATGAATTAGCCAAGAAGCTTTATCCTAAGATGAGAGCATACGGTGCTATTATTGTTAGAGGTGAAGAAGATAAAGGTGTTCGTCTTTGGTCCTTCGGAAAGACCGTCTATCAAGATCTTCTTGAAATCATGCTTGATGGAGACTTTGGAGATATTACAGACCCTAAAAAGGGTTTTGATATCAAAGTATCATGTGAGCAACAGCCAGGAAAGCAATATGCAGATACAAAAGTTAGAGCTCGTCCAAATCCATCAGTCTTATCAGACGACCCATCAACAGTAAGAACATGGTTAGATAACGTTCCAAATGTTGATGATATGTTTGCTCCAAAAGAATACGATGAATTAAAGAAAATAATCAACAATTGGCTAAATCCATCTGATGACAATGATACAGGTGATGAATCGAGAGCAAAATCAAAGCAAGTTGTTGAAGCGGATGATGAAGACGAAGACGAAAAACCTAAAGAAAAATCTGCAAAAAAATCATCATCTAAGAAACTAGATGATGCATTTGCAGAATTAGATGAATAAATAAGTTAATGAGATGCACAGGCAAGATGTAAAAGTCTTGCCTGTGCTGTTTCTATTCTTGAAAATTTTGTTAGAATAGAAACAGGAGAAAACAGATGGCAACTAACAAAAAAAAGAACAACAAAAAAGAAACAATTGATGAAGATGAAGATGTGGCTGGCCCTACAAAAGGGAAGGCTAAATCTGAGAAACCTGCAGCATCAAATCTTGATGATTTTACAAATGAACTGATAAAGTCATTGAACAAAGATTTCAAAACGCAGATTGCATACAATCTATCAACAGATCAGTCACCCACACACGTAAAAAGATGGATATCTTCAGGATCAAGACAGCTTGACTTCATTATGTCTAACAGGCCAAACGGTGGTGCCCCCGAGGGTAGAATTATTGAAATTTTTGGACCACCTTCAATCGGAAAGTCTCATATTGCCACGCAATTTGCAAAATCCACCCAGCAAATGGGCGGAATTGTAGTATACATTGATACAGAAAATGCAACATCTGTTGAAAATTTAGCGATGTTGGGTGTTAATGTTGCAAAAAGATTCGTTTATGTAGATACTCACTGCACAGAAGAAGTTTTTGAAGTAGCAGAATCCACAATTTTAAAAGCTAGCGCTATGAACAAAGATGTTCCAATAACAATTATTTGGGACTCAGTAGCTGCATCATCTCCAAGAGCTGAACTTGAGGGGGATTATGATCAAAGTACAATGGGATTGCAAGCAAGAACAATCTCAAGAAGCATGAGAAAAATTACGGGCGTAATCGCTAATCAAAATGTCTTGTTTATTTGCTTAAATCAGATTAGATCAGCAATTGGTGTAATGTACGGAGACCCAACAGTTGTTCCTGGTGGAAAGGCAATTCCTTTTCAC